GAAAAGGTGTTGGGAGATCAGGTGGAGAAAAAGCTTGGAGAAGTAGCAAAGAGTAAAAGCCCGGAAGATAGTAAAGGCAATATTAACAAAGGTACAGGCTCTATGGCGGATATCATAGAAGCAGGATTAAGAGGTTAAGGAGATTTAAAATGGCGTTAAATATAAGTGCAGCAAGAACAATTTTTCAGGATAAGTTAGACCAGTTAATGGTTGAGGAGCTTACAAGTGGATTTATGGAAGCAAATGCAGGAGATGTTATCTATACCGGAGGAAGCGAAATAAAGATTCCTACAATTGTTATGGATGGATTAAAGGACTACTCCAGAGCTGACGGATACCCGACAGGTGGAGTGACTCTTTCATATCAGACTGTAAAGATGACAATGGATAGAGGTGAAGGGTTCATGCTTGATGCAATGGATGTTGAGGAGACCAATTTCCTTGCTTCAGCTTCAACAGTACTTGGAGAGTTTCAAAGAACAAAGGTGGTTCCTGAGGTAGATGCATATAGATATTCTAAAATTCATGGAATTGTAAAGGATAAGGCTGCATCAAATGTAAGAGCGGAGACAACAGCTCTTACAGAAAAAACTATCTATAAGGCTATAGCAAATGATATAGCGAGTGTCAGAGATGAAATCGGTGAGAGCAATGAGCTTGTTGTTATTATAAACGGTATAGCAAGAGGCCTTTTAAATAACAATGAGACATTCACAAAGATGTTGACACAGGCTGACTTTGTGAAGGGAGAGATTACAACAAAGATAAGAACTATTGATGAGTGTCCTATTATTGCGGTTCCGTCATCAAGAATGTTTACAGAGTATGATTTCTTTAAGGGTTCTGAGAGTTCAGGACAAAAAGACGGATTTAAGAAAAAGTCAACAGCAAAGCAGATTAACTATATTGTTATGCCGAGGAAGGCTGCTATCGCAGTATGTAAGCAGGATGCACCAAAGATAATAACTCCGGAGTTAAATCAGAAGGCGGATGCATGGTTTATCGGATACAGAAAGTATCATGATCTTTGGATTAAGGAGTCAAATATAGGTGCTATCAGAATCAGTACAGAGGCCTAGTGTATGCTTGAGCAGATAAAGATACTGCTTGGAATTACCGATACTGAAAGCGATGCACTACTTGGCATCATGATAGATGATGCCAGGAGTGCAATTATAAGTTATCTAAACAGAAAGGATTTTCCTGATGGGCTTAACTTTGCGATTAGGGAGATGGTAGTAAAAGCATATAAAGAAAGTGTATCAGGTGGGGTTGCAAGTGTAAACAGAGGTGCTACTTCTATAAGTTATACAACTATAGACATCAGCTGTTTTGATGAAAAGCTTTTAAGGGCTTTCAGTAAGTACAAAAAGATAAGGATGGATTGATGAAAGAGGCAGAAAGATTGTCATATCTTTTTAGATATAAGGATAACAACGAGTCGGATGATGAGAATGAAAATTTAGAAAAACAAAAGGTCAATACTGATAAGAAGGAAAAGGGTAATGATAAATGAAGCCATGATTTTAGGTCGGCTTTATAAGGATAGACTAAGGTTATATAGATATAGGCTTTTTAAAACTGATTATGGAGAAAGCAAGAGTGAAAAAGAGCTTATATATGATGATGTACCATGTGGTCTTAGTCTATCAAAAAAATCTGAACCTGTTAGAACCGATATAGCTTATGAGAGTAGTGAGGATTATGTGATATTTGCAGCTCCTACTATAGATATTAGAAACAAAGATTTTATAGAAGTTAGAACAGGAGCAGGGGACATAATACGAGGTAGGGCCGGAAAGAGCTTTAAGTATCCGTCACATATAGAAGCAAGTCTGAAATTAGAGGAGGTGGTCTGATGAGAGATATGAATGAACTGGCAGAAATGCTTGAAAGAGGTCTTGAGGCATGGCAGTCTGAAATCTTTGAAAGAGAAGCAATGAAGATAGGCAGGCATGCAGTCGATTCTGTAAAGGCCTTGACTCCGGCCATCACCGGGCACCTTAGAAGAAATTGGTACAATGAAGTTACCAAAGAGGGAAATGATTATATCATTTGGATAAAAAATAATGTGGTATACGGTCCGGCAGTCAACTATGGTAGGAGAACAAAGAACGGTGGGATGACTAGAGGCCAGTATATGCTTGAGACAGGTATTGAAAATTATAAACAGTCTGCATATGAGAACGATATAAATGCTATGATTTTAGCCTTACAGGGAGCTTTTAATGCTTAGTTTAAATGATATTAAAAAGGCTTTAACAGGACTTTTAAAAGATGTTAAAGGTGGAATAAACATTTTTTGTGAAGACATAGAGCAGATTGATATGTTGGGGACAGATGTATTTCCACTGCTGTACATACAACTTATACAGCTATCATCTTCTATAACATTGGATGGGAAAAGTCGGAATAGGGTGATACTTGTAGATATTACGTTTATGGAAAAAAGCAAAAGCAGCAATGAAACTATGTATGATGTAGCAGAACTTATAACTACAAAAGTAGGTATAGGTTTTAAGGTAAAGGACAGATTCTTAAAGATATTTTCTGTAGGGACAAATATAGCAGATGATACTTTACATGTTACTTTCAATTTAGATTTCTATGACGACTTAATGATAAATAGTGATGAAACAGATTTGTATGAAAGTATAAGTTTGTAATTTTAGGAGGTTAAATGGGATTACCAAGTATAAATATTGAGTTTTTCAAGAAGGCAAGTTCATTTATTGCGAGAAGTGGAAGAGGAGTAGTTTTACTTTTACTTAAGGATACTACTAAGAATACTGCAATAAATGTCTATACAACACAGGAAGATGTAGTGAAAGAAGACTGGAGTGCTGAGAACTTTAGGATAATTGATTTGTGCTTTATGGGTAAGCCGAATAAGGTAATAGCAGTCAGAGCTGTTACAAAGGTTTCAGGAATAGATGTGGATGAATGCAAACAACTTATTGAGAATTTGGATTTTGACTGGTTTGCAGGACCTTGTCTAAGCAAAGAGGAAGGTGCATTATTTGCAAGCTATTTTGACAGTCAGAAAAAGAAAAAGTACAAGAAGGGTAAGGCCGTACTTGTAGATCAGGCTACAGATTCACCTGCGGTAGTAAATTTTGCTACAACAAATATTTCAATAGTGTATAAAGGTGAGGTTATAAGTATAAGGTCAGAGGACTATACGGCACGAATTGCAGGGTTACTTGCAGGAGTAAGTCTTACTGAATCCTCAACATATAAGGTACTCAAGGAGGTTGTAGATATAAAGCAATCGGCAAAACCTGATGAGGACATAAATGCAGGGAAACTGATAATTATTTTTGACGGAGAAAAATTTAAGATTGCAAGAGGTGTTACATCTTTGGTTACAGTATCTGAAGAAGCACCGGAGGATTTTAAGAAGATAAAGATTGTAGAAGCTTCAGATATGGTTAGAAATGATATCAAAACTACATTTGAAGATCAGTATGTTGGAAAAAGAAACAATACATATGATAATAAGCAGATTTTTGTTGGAGCAGTCTATTCATACCTTACAGAACTTGGAGAAAAGGTAATAGATAAGGATGAGGATATGGAAGTTTCCATTGATACAGGTTGGATAAAGAAGTATCTGGAAGAAAAGAAAAAGAAGGATACATCGGAGATGAGTGAGATTGAACTTAATAAGTCAAATACAGGAAGCCATTTGGCTATAAAAGCAAAGTTTAAGTTTTTAGATGCAATGGAAGATTTAACAATGGGAATTGAAATGTAAGTATAGGAGAATATATGGATGAGAGAATAACAGGTAATAGAGTTCTTTCCGGAACAAATGCCGAAATATTTTATAACGGACTGAAGATTGCCGGGTGCACTAAGATTAGTGCGAAAATTACTGTAAACAGAGAAGATGTACAGCTTGGAAGAGATGTGGATACAAAAATAACAGGTTTAAAAGGTGAAGGAACCATTTCTATCAGTAAAATTTATTCTGCATTTGAGAGTGTGAGAAAGGAAATCTTAAAAGGAAAAGATCCAAGAGGGACAATAATGACAAGGCTTGAAGATCCTGATGCGGTAGGTGGACAGATAGAAAGGTACCAGATTGGCAATGTGGCTTTAAGCGAATTTCCTATAGAGTATGAAAAAGGAGCATTGGTAAAGGCAGAGTTCCCATTCACGTTTACACCAAGTGATATGATTTGTTTAGATGAGATAAAGGAATAATAAGGAGTAATTATGGTAGATAAAGGAAAAGTCTTAACATTCAAATCTTTTGCAGAAAAAGCTGTAAGGAAGATGGAAGAGAGAAAAAAAATTAAAGTAAAAAAATATTATATTGGTGATCTGGATGAGGAGATAGTGCTTAGAGGGCTTAGTTCAGAAGAGCTTAATGATTGTCTTAATTACTCTGAAGATAATGTCCTCGTGGACAAGTACACAATTTACTATGCTTCAAAAACTTTGCAGGAGCTTGCAGAGTATATGGTTAATGAAGGTATTGTAAAAGAGCATATTCAGATAATGGATATGTTTTCGCCGGTAGATAGGACAAAACTTGCAAATGAGGTGCTGGCGTTATCAGGTGTGAAGGGTAAAAGTACAGTTTCGGATGTGGATGAATTAAAAAAAAGCTGATTTATTCACAGGATGCATATCTATATGGTTATTGTCTCAGCGTAGGAATATTACCGGCAAAGATAGATACAATGACAAGAAACGAAAAATTGGTACTGGAGACATTGGCAAAGCTTAATGAAGAACAGCAAAAAAGACTTATAAGAGAGGCAGTAGCTGATGTAATGGTGGGGGATAACTAATGGATGTATTTGGTGGAGTAATAAGGCTACAAGATGATATAAGCGGAGTACTTAGAACTGCTGCACAGAGTGCAAGAAATTTTCAATCAGATGTCAGTAATGCCAGACAGGCATTGAATCAGCTGGAAAATACAAGAGTAAGTGATAGAACAGTAAGGGTGAATACTCAAGGTGCAAGAAGTGAAATCGAAAATACCAGGTCAAGATTACAATCCATAAGAGATAGGGCAGTGAATATAACTGCAAGAGCACAAAATGCACTGTCAATTATTAGAAATGTTGGGACAAGATTAAGACAATCCATAAGAGACAGAGCTATAAATCTGATTGTAAGAGCTCCTGTAGCAATCAGAACAACAAGAATGGTCGGAGCTATGCTAAAAGAGCTTATAAAGGATAAAATAGCAAACATTAAAGCAAAGGTAAGCAATGCAGTAAATAAAATAAAAACCGTAGCATCACACCTAAAAAAAATTAAAGATAATAAGGTTGTAAGATTTGTTGCCAAGGGCGTTAAAGCTTTTGGCGGGATAGTAGCTAAGCTAGGGCTTGCAGGTGCAGCTGCAGGATTTGGTGCGGTAACGGCGGCAGGAACTTTAGCTCTCAAATCTGCTATGGACTTTGAAAAAGGTATGGCAAATGTAGGTACATTGCTTGATGGTGATGTAAAGGGTAAGCTTTCATCAATGGGAGAAAGCCTTAAGACCATATCAAAGGATACAGGTGTAGACCTTAATAATCTGTCAGGCGGACTTTATGAAGTTGTATCAGCTTTTGGAGAGAGTGCAGACTCTACAAAGCAGCTTGAGATAGCGGCTAAGGCTGCAAAGGCAGGTAATGCGGAGACATCAGAAGCCGTTAAGATGCTATCGGCTGTAACAAAGGGATATGGTGATACATCGGCTGAGGCAGTCGGTAAAGCAGCAGACCTTGCATTTGAGACTGTAAAATTAGGTCAGACAAGTTTCCCTGAACTTGCATCAAGTATGGGTGCCGTAATTCCTTTAGCATCAACTTTGAAAGTAAGTCAGGAAGAATTATTTGGTGCTATGGCAACACTTACAGGTGTAACCGGAGGAACTGCAGAAGTTACCACACAGCTTAAAGCTACAATGCAAGGTTTCATGTCTCCTTCAGCAGAAATGAGCGAAGCACTTAAAAAAATGGGTTATGCATCAGGAGCTGCTGCACTTGAAAGTGAAGGCCTCGGATCTATACTTAATAAACTAAAAGCGTCTGTTAATGGTGATGAAGTTGCCTTTGCAGGTCTTTTTTCATCTGTAGAAGCTAAGAATGCTGTTTTAGCTCTAGCAGGTTCACAGGCTGAAAATTTTGCAACTAAGACAGATGCAATGACTAAGGCATCAGGAGCGGCAGAAGGTGCATTTCAACAGCAGAATAAATCTGTGGCTGCAATGGCCGGAAAGATTAAAAATTATGGAATGGTTATGCTTACATCTATTGGTGAAAAAGCATTACCTATTATTACAGATGCACTTGATAAGGTCATGACAGTTATGCCGTCTTTTGAAAGTTCGGTAGGTAAAGTATTTGATGCAGTCGGGCCGGTGCTTTTATCAATAGGAAACATATTCTCTGACTCTGCAAATAAAATGGGATTTTCTTTTGAAAATGTCACATCAATAATAGCAGATGCGGTTACGGTTGTCGGAAATATAATAACTGCGATTGCTCCGGTAATAAGTGGGATTTTACAAGGTGTAGGAAGCATTGTGGAAGCGGTTTTCCCTGCAATAGCATCAGTAATGAGCATGGTCGGTGAAAAGATAGTTGCAGTATATACAATGCTTGGAAGCCATTCACAATTATTTCAAGGAATAGTAGAAACCATGGGACCTATAATAAGTGGAGTTATTAGTGGGTTGGGAGTTGTTATTGGTGGAGCATTTGATGTAATTATAGCGGCGGTAGACCTTTGTTTATCTGCATTTGAAAAAGCTTTTCCTGCTATAGAAGCTGTAGTTAAATCAGTTTGGAATGTTATTGAACCTATAATAAACGGAATAGGTAAAGGTATTAGTGCAGTGGCAGGTGCTGTAAAGAATGTTGCAGGATTTATAGGTGGTGGAAAAGGAGATGTTGGAGCAAATGCAACAGGAACAAGCTACTGGAGAGGAGGTTATACTACAGTAGGTGAACATGGTCCTGAACTCATAAATCTTCCTGCAGGTAGTAAAGTACATTCAAATTCAGATACACAAAAAATGCTTGGTGGGAAAGCAGTAAATATTAACGTTGGTTCAATGGTTATAAGAGAAGAATCTGATATAGATAAAGTTGCAACGGAAATAGTTAAAAAGCTTAAGCAGGTGGACAGATGAAAAAGACAAGGGCAATTCTTTTAAAAGACACAAGCGGTAACAGTATAGAATTCAATATAAATCCCGAGAGCATAACTATAAGTGATTCAAGGAGTAACATTAAAGAGAATATAGATGCATTAGGGGATGTGTGCTTTCCGGGTAAAAGGGGACTTAGAACTGTTAGTATAGCCACCTTTTTACCTGAAAGGCATTCAAGATTTAGAAGGAAAGGTTCACAAGCATCAGAACTGTCATTGCTTGAGAAGTGGATTAGCAAAGATATTATATTAAGAGTAGTCATATCTAAACCTACCGTAAACTTTAAAGCTATACTTGACAGTAAGGATATTACTGTCAAAGAAGGCAGTCTTGATGTGTATGTGGATTTAAAACTTACGGAAGTAAAGGATATAGAAGTACAATCAGTTGACAGTATCAGCATCTTTAAGAAAGAAGAAAATACTCAAAATGAAGTTAAGTTATCTGACAGACCGGCTGAAAATGCACCAAAAGCCGGGCAAGTTGAAATAGTAAACAGTAAGACAACTCTTTATGGGCTTGCAAAAAAATACTATGGAAAAGGTGAAGACTGGAAAAAAAT